ACTCCTCAGACTACTTTTACTATTTATCGTAAGTTGGCAGAGCGGAATTACAGACCATTTGTTTGGCCCGCAAGATACCCAAGAAGTTCAAACATCACCCAGTACGAAGGGCTCTTAGCACCAGAAATACAGGCTGATATGGATGAAGGGGTTGATGAATGGGCTCCTACAGATAGTAGATTCACAGATGAAGACCTACTAGAAAGGGAAGCATCCATGGGTCGTAGCAACTATATGCTACAGTTTCAACTCGACACAAGTTTATCAGATGCAGAAAAATTTCCGCTTAAGATGGCTGATCTTATTGTTACTAGTATTAACCCTAAGTCTGCTCCCCAAAACATTATATGGTGCTCAGATCCAGCCAACGTCAT